AGACTGAATCGGCCCCGTAACTATTTTTATGATAAAGAACGCACCGATAACTTATAAGGATTGGATAGAAGCAGGGTTTGTATTGATCCCTTGTGATAATAAACAATCTGCTGTTTCAAGATGGAGTAAACCCGACTTCAAAATAACTGTTCAAGATTGGGAAAATAATCACATTGGAAAACAAATGTCGATTCGATTAGAGAATCACATAGATTTAGACGTAGATAATAACAAAGTAAAATTTTTTATTAATAAACATATTAAACATAAGAGTGCAGTATGGGGTAGAAAAAATAGTCCTGGTAGTCACTATTTATGGGAAGGTAAAGTAGAAGCTAAAAAATTTATTCTACCAGATGTATTCAAAGAAAAAGTTGAGAAAGAAAAACATGGTGCAACTATATGTGAAATAAGATCTGGTATGGGTCACTACACTGTTGTTCCAGAATCAAAATATCATGTAGGTGATGAAACAATAGAGTGGGAGGAGTATAACGGTATAACTACCTATCCTAAAGAATATGATATAACAATGGATATTGGTAAGATTGCATTACAAACTGCTTTATGTATTCTTTATCCAGCAACGGCAGGGAACCGTGATAAATATTGCACTGCAGTAGCTGGAGTGTTATTGAAACACGGATCTTGGACCCCGGAGCAAGTGGATCTTTTCGTTGAAGATCTTGCTTATCACTCAAAAGATGATGAATCTTTTAAACGAACTAAAAAAGGCACCTCTCATAGTAAATCTGACAGACAATTTGGAATAAGCACCTTAGCTGAGATTCTTAAATGTAGCAAAAAAGATGTTGCAACTTTATTTAGTTGGATAGGAATAGGTTACGCAACTGTTGAGGGCTCTTCAGCGATAGGTGACATAATTGAGTATGCTCAAAATAAATACGAAGTTAGAATATCGGGCACTAGAAATGGAGAAAGTGTAGAGAGTTTAGTTAAAATGGATGGACCCACTTTACGAGACATGAGAAAATTTTATGATAAAGTTATAGAACAAGCTCAAATCTGGATTCCTAGAATGAAAGCAGCAGATTTTGAAACAATCGTAAAAAATAAATTTGAAGAAAGAATTAAATCAAAAGATTATATTGAAGGTAATGCTATTGCAGAGGAGTTTAGAACATATTTAGATAAATATATAAGTAAAAAACAAGCATCGACTGATCCAAAACAATTACTTGATTTTAACATGCCTGTTTTTGATTTAAAAAAATCATACTTAGATTTTAATCTAATTCACTTTGAAGATTTTTTAAGAATAGAAAAATATAACTTTGGAGATCGTAATGATTTAAAAAAAAGCATTCAAGATTACGCAGGAGGGAAGAAAATTAATGGTAAAATTAAAGACGAAGGGGGTCATTGGAGATCGTGTGTGCATTGGAGAGTTTTTAATTACAAAATAGATCAGAAAGACTTAATTATAGAGGGGCAAGTAGTAAAACAAAAGGAGGTAAAAGCAATTGATTTCGAAGCAGACAAGATCGAAAATTAGAGTTATCGTTGGACCACCTGGCACTGGTAAAACGCACATAAGAATTAAAGAAGAATATTCAAAACTCTATGACAAATATGGTCCTGAAAGAGGGATTCTTTTAACTCACAGTAATGTGGCTAGAAGAGAATTGGTAGACACCATAAAATCAATAGAAAAAGTTAAGAATAACAATCACGTAAAAGAAGATGAAGATTATTTTAAATATAAGATTTGCACGATACACGCGTATGCAAAAAAGAACGCCGGACAAAGAAGGGAAGTGTTTGATAAAAAAACTGATTATGAAAATTTGTGTAGAGCAGCCCCAATGCTTAGACAAAAACATACAGCTTCTATTATAAGAGATCCCGTTAAATACCATCCGTTTTTTAAATGTAATGCAGAAGCTCATGGTAAAGGTAAGAATATTCATGACCACTGGAGAACAGCCGAAGATCCACATAGAAGTTATGAACCTTTTAATCTTTCTATGATGCTAGACATCAAACAGAAGTACGAAAAATTTAAAGACGATAATCATCTACAAGATTATCCAGACATGTTAGATTCGTATAACAGAAAACCTGAAGTTCCTGTTGTTGATTTTTTAATCGTGGATGAGGCACAAGATTGCAGTGTTCCTCAAATGTTAGCCATAGATAGAATGGGAGAACACGCCAAAGAAATAATTTTAGTTGGAGATCCTAACCAGACTATTTTTCAGTTTGCAGGAGCTAATCCTGATTTTTTTGAAAAACTATTTGCAAATGTAAAAGAAGGAGATGAATTAAAACAAGGACTGAGGTGTAGTAAGGCCATAAATACATTTGCTAAAAAAACTATAAAACCTATTTGGGATCATTATAGATACGAAAGAGCATGGTATCCAACAGCTGAAGAGGGAAGTGTGCAGATCCTACCAGATTTAAATTTATCAAAATCATTAAATAATTTAATGGAAAAGATAAAAAATTCTGACGAATCATTTTTGTTTACATATCGCACAGAAAAATCAAAACAGTGGATAATACCTTTTTTTAAACGAGAGGGATTTAAATTTAGACAAGTAGGGAGTGTTTATAATCATGTATCTGACAAAGAATTTAGTGCACACGTTACATGGCCAGACTTCTTACAAGGGGTACCGCAATCGTTGGAACAAATAAAAAATTATTGGGATCATCTAGATAAATCTTATAAATTAAAAGATGCCAGAGTTTTCAAAAAAATAATAAACAAAAATTATAATTATCAAGATCTTGTAAAGATGGGCTATCTAGTAGAAGGCCTAGAGAAAAAGACAGCTTTTCATCGACTAGTAAAAGTTCCAAAGACAGAGGAAAAACAAGAACAATTAAACGAAAGACTACAATACATAACAAGAGTAATTGCAAAAGGCAACGTAGATCAAAAAAGTATAGTGGAGTATGGTAACTTTCACCAAGTAAAAGGTTTAACGAGAGACAATGTCATAGTGGATAGAACTATAACAAGATACGAGCCAATGTTTGAACAAAGACGATTAGGGTACACAGCAGTTACCAGAGGTAGGCACGAGGCCTGGATTTTAAAATCACAAAATGGAAGGGAGTTAATATTATGAGTAAAGTATGGAAGAAGCAGCACGGAGGTTCACACTATCAAAAGTATGTCATTCAGCCGAGTAAGTTTGTAGTTGAGAACAAGTTGTTATACCCGGAAGGATGTGCTATAAAATACATAATTAGACATCAGGATAAGGGGAAGAAACAAGATTTATTGAAAGCAATACATTTTATAGAAATGATAATTGAGAGGGATTACAAATAATGTGCACTGTTCCACAGATAAGTGATTTAGATTTATCTGATGTAAATACTGTAGCTGTTGACTTAGAAACATATGATCCTGGTTTAAAAACAAAAGGGTCAGGTGCTATTACAGGTAATGGTTATGTTTGTGGTATCGCTGTAGCAACACATAAACAAACACTTTATTTTCCTATCAACCACAGCATGACTGATAATCTAAACGTAGATGAAACTTGGGACAGGCTAAACAAATTAATATTTCAAAACGAAAACATAGCGAAAGTTTTTCACAACGCCATGTATGATGTGTGTTGGATTAGAGCCACCACTGGCCTAATGTTAAAAGGGCCTGTGTATGATACCATGATTGCTGCATCTGTGCTTGATGAAAATAGAATGAAATATTCTTTAGATTCTTTAAGTAAAGATTATTTAAAAGACACTAAATATAAATGGGACCTAAGAGATAAATCAATATCACAGTATGGGATCAGTGACCCCATGAGTAATATGCACAAGTTGCCTTACGTCTTGGTAAAAGATTATGCAGAACAAGATGTTAGTTTGACTTTTAGATTGTGGAGTTTGTTTGAAAAAAAATTAGACGAAATTATATATCAACCAAAGGGTAAAAGTCCACGAAAAATTTTTAATTTAGAAACAAGATTGTTCCCTTGTTTAGTTGACATGAAGTTCAAAGGCGTTAAAATTGATGTCGAAAAAACGAGAGAGTTTGGTAGGTTTTTAGAAAGACGAAAACAAAAACTCTTAGATAAGTTAAATATAAAAGACTATCAAGTCACTCCTAAATCTAAAATGCCTAAACTTCCTAAAAATTATTTAACAACACATGAAAATAGATTTTTAAGAATGATAGCCAAAGCTAGAGAATGTGAAAAAGCTAACAATGCTTTTGTTGAGGGTTTGTTAAGTTTTGTTCACAAAGGTAGAATACATGCTGATATAAATCAGATCAGATCTGACCAGGGTGGAACAGTTACTGGAAGATTTAGTATGTCTAATCCTAACTTACAACAGATCCCTGCAAGAGGTTGGATCGGTGA